GTAAGTTCAAGCAAGAACTGAAAGACTATTTCCCTTACAAAGTTCTAGATGTTGATGGAGCGGAAGCGGATGACATTATTGGAACTCTAACGCCAAGAATATCCGCACATGAAAAAGTGTTGATTATTTCCAGCGACGGTGATTTTCTACAATTGCAACAATATAAAAATGTTGTACAGTATAATCCATCACAGAAGAAATTTATTAAATCCGTTAACCCTTTGGTTGAGTTGAAAGAGAAAATTATTCGCGGCGATAAGGGTGATGGTATTCCAAACATCTTTTCTCCTTCTGATTGTTTTGTCCGTGAATTGCGCCAAAAGCCTATCACGCAAAATCTCATCAGTAAACTTCTTGTGGAAAATGGTGATGATTGGAAAGAAGATGATAAAGTTGGTTTTTCTAGAAATCAAATGCTGATCGACTTGTCTTTTATTCCACAAGAACTAAAACAAAAAATCATAAATACATATGAAGAAATAAAACCAGCCACTAAAAATAAAATGCTGAATTATTTCATTGAATACAAACTAAAAAATCTTATTGATGTAATTGAGGAATTCTAATGAAAAATATATTTGAAGTTCTGGATGAAATTGAAATTGCCAGTAGCAAAAAAGAAAAAATGCAGGTTATTGAAAAGAACCTATCAAGGACTCTAGTAGATGTATTTGAACTTGCATATCATCCAAAATATCAATGGCTAATAACAGAAATGCCAGAGAGGTATAAATTGCCCGATGTTCTTCCCGGCGCATCTTATTCTAGTCTCTCCAAAGAGATAAGAAAACTTTATATGTTCCAAAGAGGAAATCCCACAGCGGAAAAACTCACACCACAACGGAGAAACGAAATTCTTCTACAGATGTTGGAGTCTTTGGAATTTCGAGAAGCAGAAGTTGTATTGGGAATTTTTTCAAAAGATTTGGGTGTAAGGGGTCTTAACTATAAATTTATCAAAGAGGCATTTCCAAATCTTCTACCATGAAAAAACGTGAAAAAATTATTGTGACATGTGGATCATATGATCCAGTTTCGCTTGAAGACCTTATCTTTCTAAGACAATGTAAAGCAAAAAGTGACTGGTTGATTGTTGGTGTTCACTCTGACTGGTGGGTAGCAACAAAGCAAGGTGGATTCATGGAATTCCATAATGCAAGAAAACAAATAATTAAAGAATTGAAATGTGTCGATGAAGTTGTTAATTTTAACGACTCAGACGGTACTGTTTGTGATTTACTAAAAGTAGTAAAATTTTTGTATCCAAACTCAGATATCACTTATGTTTCTGAGGATGACATGGACGGCTTGCCCGAAACTAAAATCAAGGGCATCAAATTCGAAAAACTTAAAATAGGAGAGTGGTAAAAGTGTCTAAGTTCGTTGGTAAATTCCGTAAGGAGAAATTCTATTCGGATGATTATAGTAATTCTAAAAATTCATCGAAGGAAAAGAAAAATAGAAACAGTCAATCGGATGTTCGTAAACAGAAGATGAATTGGGAACAAGAAAATTTCTATGATGATGAGTATGAAGAAATTAGTGTAAAAAACAACAGATACTAAAAACCACTTGACGGAACAAAAATTTTGTGCTAGAATGAAGACTCTTACAGAGGAGATTCATTGTGATTTACACTTCAATTCCAAAATCCAAGCCAAAAAAAGTTCCAAAGGCTAAGCAAGAGCAGTATGACGCATGGCTCAAGTCTCATCAGCCGAAAAATGACATTTTGAGTAAGAAAGTTTCATTTAAGCGTGTTGATCCTGTTGTAAAAAGTAATCCATATGTGCGAAAAGATGTAAAAATTCCATCTTTGGACACTGGATTCAAGGGTGCGCTCACGAAAACTGGAATTATGAAGGATTATCATAAACTTTCCGAGTCGGACCGTCAAATTGTTGATAAATTGTCAAATTGTGTCGCACCGATTCACAAATCCTCTTATGTTTATGTGTCAGAGGGTATGAATCCTGCGTCACTTGGTCGTAAAAATGAAGTTTTGTAATTAAGGATATAAAAAATGAACGAAAAAGATGAATTGCCTGAAATTCCTGCATGGATCCTGCTTGATGAAGTTGTCCGTAAATGGGTAGCACTATCTGGATTCGAGAAGGATCAAGAAGATTATAAAATTCTTAAAGAAAAACATGACTAAAACATATTCCACCGTCGTAGAAGACGCACCAGACGGTTCTGGAGACGCAATTCTTTCGTTCCCAGATGAAATGATCGAAGAACTAGGCTGGAAAGAAGGCCAAAAACTTGATATTTCAGTCGATGAACATGGCCGCATCATTCTAAAGGCCTTAGATTCCAAAAAAGACTTGACAACCGAGTAAATTTCTGATATACTGTAGTCTTCTACATAGGAAATCATATGGAACTCATTCAATCTAAGTCCCTTCTCGCCAAATTGATGGCAACCGAGAACATTATTGTTGAGCAACGTAATGTTCGTACTGCATCCTTTGATGTCAAGAATCGAATTCTGACGGTTCCGACACTGGATGAGAAAATTTCACCGTTTCTTTATGACCTTTTCATGGGTCATGAAACTGGTCACGCAATTTATACACCTCAAGAGGGTATGCAAAAGGCAATTGACATGAAATTGTCTATGTCTGTTGCCAATGTTGTCGAAGATGCTCGAATTGAAAGAAAAATCAAAGACAAGTATCCCGGGCTTCGCAATTCTTTCATCCGAGGTTATCGTGAGTTGATTGAGAAAGATTTTTTTGGCACCAATGGCGTCGACCTGAACTCCATGAATTTCATTGACCGCTGCAACCTGCATTTTAAGGGTGGCGCAGCATTCAGTATCAAATTCAATGATATCGAGAAAAGTCTCATCAAGCGCATTGATGGTACTAAAACCTATGATGATGTCATTGAAGTTACTCTGGAAGTCATGGATTATCTCCGTGAAGAACGCGAGGAACGTAAAAAGAAATTCACTCCACCAGAAGAAAATGATGATTCTGATGGCGGTGAAGATGATTATGATATCGATGATTATCTGGACGATCTGGATGATCTGGATGAAGATGAGAAACCAGTAGAGACTAAAGGAAACGGATCGGAAGACAAGTCTGAAGATTCGGAAGAAAAGAAAGACGAGTCTTCCAAGGATTCTGAGGGTGCATCAGAAAAGAACATGATGGACTCAGAGACACAGAATGAAGATACTTCACGAAGCGGTCTCCGTGGTGCTGGTTCAGATTCCAACACGGATGAAGACATTCGGTCACATACTGATGATGCATTCCGTGAGAATCAATCCAAGTTGTTCTCGGATGCTAACATGAATTATTATTATGGTAATATTCCGAACATTGAGTCAAAAGATGTAATTATCACTTACAAGAACGTCTGGAATCGGTATCGGCAATATAATCTGGAAGTTACCGAGAATTACAAGCGATTTGGTGATGATATTTCTGTGACTGGTATTGATACTGAAAAGTTTCAGAAAGTTCGATCAGAAGCATCCAAGATTTCTTCTTATCTTGCAAAAGAGTTTGAACTTCGCAAGAATGCAGAGCAGATGAAACGTGCATCCGTCAGCAAGACCGGTGAATTGAATATGAGTAAAATCTTCTCATATAAGTTCAGCGAGGATATCTTCAAGAAGATTACTGTTGTTCCTGGTGGTAAGTCACACGGGCTTGTCATGTTTCTTGATTGGTCTGGTAGCATGACTGAGCATATGCAAAGCACTATCAAGCAACTTGTCAATCTTGTTATGTTCTGCAAGAAAGTTTCTATTCCTTATGAAGTGTATGCTTTCTCGACGACTTACTATGATGAAAAGACTCACCTAGCGTACCGTGCTCCTGCGGTGAATGGTGATATTGTAACGAAGTCATTCTCGCTACTGAATCTTCTGTCAAGTAAAATGTCTGCTGTAGAATTCACTTATGCTGGTGCTGCACTTATGGGTATGTTTGATCCACGGTATCGCAGAAACTTTCCTGACTGGATGACGCTCGGTGGTACTCCGCTGAATGAGACTGTGATTGCAGCAATGAATATTGTTCCAGAGTTTCAGAAAGCGTATAAGTTGCAGATCGTCAATACTGTGTTTCTGACAGATGGTGAGGGGCACAATAACGTATCTGTGTATGAGGGTATCAATGAGCATAACAAATATACAACGTTGGATCCGCACTACAAAGACCGCCTGATTCTCCGTGATCCAGTGACAAAGCATCAAGAAATTCCTGGGCAACAGAGAAATAGACAACTGACTGCGGGCTATATCAAACTGCTCAAGGCAAGGACTAACTGCAATATCGTTGGTTTCTATATTCTGAATGGACGTAACTTTAAAAATGAAGCAAGAGATTTCTTTCCAATGACTGCAAACTTCGAACAACTTCGAGAGCAATTCACCAAGGAAAAGTCGCTGGTTGTCACTTCAGCAGGGTTTGATGAGTATTATATGCTCCGAGCCAATGCACTTAATACTGAAGAAGAAGTGGAGTTTACTGTCAAAGAAAACCCAACGACACGTGGCCTTGTTTCCGCATTCAGTAAGTATAACAGTAACCGTATTAATAACAGAGTAGTATTGAACCGATTTATCGGAATGATTGCATAAGGGAAATAAAATGAAAATGAATAAAATTCTAAGTCTGTACAACCTGCCAAAGAAAGCAGATGTAGTTAAAATCTCAGAGTCTGGTTATCTTATAGAGTATTACCTCGATGACAAGATGATCCTCAAGACAGGACCATACTACAATATCGACCAAGCAAAAGACATTGCAGAGAACTATATCTTTGAATCAGAAACCAAACCCACACTACTAAACGAATAATACTATGGATAATATTACGCGAGAGACTCTTCTTATCACACAAGAAGAATGTGCAGAAGTTACACAAGCAATCTCTAAGGTGTTTCGATTTGGTATGGATGCTCAGTATCCAGCAGGAGCACCTACGAATAAGCAGAAACTCGAAGAAGAACTCGGTGACCTGCAAGCCATGCTTTTTATTCTTAGCCAAAAGGGAATCATCAATATGAAGGCAGTAGAACTTGCAGCAGAGCAGAAAATCGAAAAACTAAGGAAGTGGTCTAATATTCTATGAGTATTGATGACCTCATAAACTTTCTAAACCATGTGATGGTGTGGATTGAACCAAGCAGTCCAATCAAGATGGAAGTCTTTCAGATGATTCAGAATCTGAAAGCACAGGGGGGTAATCAGTAAACCGGTGCCGAAAAAAATTTCGAAATCCTCAGGTACCCTCAGGAAAAAATTCGAAAAATAGGGAAAAATGGCCGGGATAAAAAGTTACCGAATTCGGAGTTTGGGCCACCACGAACCTTTTTTATAACAGCCCTCCACCAGCCCATAGGACCTACCGGTAGCTACCGCTGCCATCCTGGCAATACCAAAAAGGGTGCCGAAGCACCCTCTCCAGGATCAGAGGCGGATCATGCCATCAGCATTTCAGCCGTGACGCCAACCTCCTTCATCAGAGCCAGCACAGCCTTGCGACCTTCGACCTTGCGAGCCTCGGCGGCCTTGGCCTCTTCGCGAGCCTTGACAAGCGCAGCCTTAGCAGACTCGAAGGCTTGCAGAGCAGACTCCAGAGGAGCGACGGTAGCGGTGGTAACGGTAGTGGTTTGAGTCATTTTCTTTCCTTTTCGTTGCAGTTAAAATTTCAGAGGGTAGCAGAGGCAGCCTTAGCGGCAGCACGGGTGGAGCGGATATCGTTCACCGTGCGGATGCGGGATTGGATGTCCGCGAGGATGGTAGCCTTCGCTTTTGGTGTCAAACCGTCGATGAACCCGCCGAGCGCGGAGCCAATGTAGCCCAGAGTGAAGGCAGAGGCTTCGGCTTCGGTGGCACCAACTTCGACCTGCCGCTCACGGAGGGCGTAGATCAGGTCAGAGATGGCGTCGGTGGTGGAAATGGTGGCTTTAGCCATGTTGGTTCCTTGTTTCGTTGTCATAGAGTTTATTATACTGGTTCCGGTAGGATTGTCAAGTGTTTTTTTACCATCCCCACTTATAACCTGGATAGGACATATCGTGGTGCTCACGGTAGAGGATGGAATCCTTAGGAGCCAGCGATGCGATGGCGTACCGAACGGCCACAGCCTCACGGTGCTGAGCCTCGGCTACGGTGCGAGCCGCATCCCATTCGGACCAGGCGACCATCTCAGCCTCGAACACCTTTTCCACCTCGGCGAAACCGCCAGTGGTGTAGGCCAAGTGGTAAGCCACGGCTTTTGTGAGACTGGTTGGTTGGGCACGCCAGCCTTCCGGACGGGTCTCGAATTCACCCCATGAACGGATGGCATAGTAGAATTCGGCGGCAGCCTTCTGGCTCTTGAATTTCATGGAGCCGTATGGTGTTTCCACCGTGGCGCCAGCTTTGTACCGGTCAATCAAAATTTCGGTTTGCATTTTTAACCCCTCCAGGCCAACATTACACCGATTCCAGCGAAAAGTGTAAGACAGAGCACCGCACGTGCGAAGTCCCACGCGGCTTCCTTGATTTTGTCGTTTCGTTTCATCATAGGCTCCATTATACTGGTTCTGGTAGGAATGTCAATGGGTGGACCAAAGATTTTTCAGAGAACCCTCCAACCTTGTGGCATGCATACGTACTCCACACCATCGACAACCACGATATCACCGACAGAGAGGGACCGACCAACCCAACCCATAGACTCCTTGAGTGACTCCTTGCCAGGATTGTTGGATACGTCAAAAACCATCTCGGCAGCAGCCTCACCCTCCAGGTCCGTTGGAACCATACCAGCCAGGCGGTACTCTGCACGGAGGGACCGAACCTGGTCCATTGCATCGGGTCGATACATTTCGAACGAACCGAACAGATGATCGGCCGCCAAGAAAAAATGGACGTTCCTTTGTGTCATGATGTACTCCTTAGGCCTTGACTGCCACGGTGAACGAACCGCAACAATTTGAGACACGGATCCCGCGGAGCAGTCCGTCGGTGTACTCCTCAAAATAGTTCCGCGATCCGCCAACCAACCAGACACCTGCCAATCCCATGTTGTTCTCGCACGGATAGTTGGCATCCTTAGCCACGGTGAAGGAGCCACCGGTTGGCATAACACAGTCCACCATCGGATCGAATGACGATCCAACCTTGATGAAAGGACGGGGATTCTTGCGGAGGAAGGCTTTAAAAGTAGCCTTGGTGATTTTGCTCATTTGGTTTCCTTGTTTCGTTGTCATGGTGCCATTATACCACATTTCTACCGGTTGTCAATAGGGAGGCAACACTTTTTTGCAACCACCCGCAGACACTAGGCCTAGTGTGAGGGATCAAAAAACCCCGGGTTTTTGCCATAAAATTGTGTGACACCCACTAGGCCTAGTGTCTTGCCGCACCAACAAAAACCGCTTGACGTGCCACCGCGGTTCTGGTACAATGAACCCATTCGAAAGCGAGACTGGGATGGACGGCGGACCTGGGCGTTATTTTCACCTCGTCGAACTATCCCGCACCTGAAACACGCGAAAGTTTTTTCGGCTAACCACTTGACAACCTCAGGAATTCCAGTATAATGGACCATGTCGAACAGAGGGGGGTGGACGGTAGGAGTGGGCTACTATTAATAGTATCAGAACAAAAAAATATAGTATCCACGGCATTAATGCGGAAATATTTCTGCTGGCCTCGGAGAGTACTCGGCAATTTTGGTATATAATAGGCGCCGGAGTATCTCGGAAAGGATCTAAGACCTATTCCATACACCTTCTCGGCGATACTCGGCGACATTTGGAGTATACTATAACACTATCTCGGCGACAGTATCGACACAGTATCAGGGTCGAAAGTATATTTATTGACGATTTTTATCGCACATATATACCTATTCGCGAATGATTCTCATTTGCATTTGCATACTGGCGAACAGTATCGCGCTAATACTACACAAAAATGCACAATTATGCACTTTCCTACACTATGCGATATTCTATAGTGTTATGCTTCCAGTATTACCATATCTTGGATGGATTCATGGTCGCATAAACTACCCTTG